CTTGATTGGGGCTTTTCTTATGATCTTATCTTTATTCCTTTAGTCTGAATATCGCTTAGTACAGTTTTCACTCCTGCAAGGTCTGTTTCCATTTTGTTTAGCTTGTAGGTATTGGCTTCAATCCCTGCAAGGTGTCTTAATTGCTGGGCTGCATTGCTTTGCATTGATTGGTTCATCTCCTTAATGAAGTTAGCTGTCTGTAAGGCTGCATTCTTTATCTCAGCACTTAGTTGGGTCTGTAATCTGAATTGCCCATTGAGTTCCTCTCCTGTGTCTTGGCTCATACGAGCAAATCCTTTTTCTACCGCTTGACGACCTTGGGCGTTTTCTTTTAAAATATTAAATCCCTCTGTCTTTGCGCTATCTCTGGCTTGTGCAAGAGCATCATAATACTGCTTTGTTTTTGCTCCTGCTTCACGATAGAAACGCCCAAAATCATCCACCCAATTTCCATCTCCTCCTACATCCATAGACTTTTCCATTTCTGTTTCCAATTTCTTGAAAGTGTCTTTAAATACAGATTGGAATATAAGAGAAGCTACCATGTTCTCAACTACTTTATCCATGGTTTCACCCATTTTAACAATAGCATTTTCACCTGCTTTAAAGGCTTCAACCAGTGAATTTTGGATATTAGGAGCTAAATTACCCGCAAACTCTGTTACTATTTCTTTAATTTTGGTACGTGATTTTTCAAGCTCATTCTCTAAATCAATATATTGCTGTAACATTAGTTTAGTTTCCTCATTAACAAGTCCACTGTTTTTGGCAATTTCAGCTTGACCTTTATCAATTTCCCATACACCATTAGCTGATTGCTTTAATAAATGAGGCCAATTTTCTAATAGGTTACCAAAAACATCTTTAGGTTTTTTAGAACTAAAAAGACCTCCAATAAACCCAACAACAGCCCCTACAGCAGCTCCTACAGGGCCTGCACCTATCATAGCTCCTGTAATCGCGCCGGAAGCAGTCATTCCAGCGACTCCTCCCCAGTCGGTTTTTGATCCTGTTCCGACTTTCATTTGCCCTTTACTGCGTATTAGCTCTAATTGCTTTTCTTGTTGTTTTCCTACATCTCTGATTGTATCAAATTCGTGTTTTAGTTGCTCGGTTCTGTCCTTCAATAGGAAACTACTATCTAAGTCTTTCTGAATACGTTTTTGCTCAATCAAGGCTAAGTTGTAGGCGTTTTGGTATCCAATAACAGAAGTGTAATATCGCTCCTCTGCCTCTTTTCGCTGTCTTGTGGAATCAGCAATGGAAGATATAAGATTTGAAGCAAAACCCGCTACAGCGCCTACTTTGTCAGCTGATGAAATATTTCCATTTTTGTACTTATTCATCACTTCCATTAACCCTGTAAACTGACCCGCTATATTACTAATAGCTGCTCCTAAAGAGCTTAAAGACGAATTACCTGTACTGCTTCCTAATTCCGAAAACGCTTTTGACAACTCTCTAACAGCTTGCGAATATTGATTGATTTCAGATAGTTTCTTTTGGGAAAACATACGCTCTGTATCTTTTATTCTTGCGTTGATACTTTTGCGCATTTCATCACTCATATTTGTTATTAAGAGTAATTTTTTTGCTTCCTTTATAGCTTCTTCTATCTCTTTATTAGACAACTCTCTTAAATCTTCGAAAAGTTTTTTATAGTTGTCTTTTTTAGAGACAAAAGCATCGTCTAATTCGTTTAACTCGTTAGCTTGTTGTTTTTTTAACTCTTCTAATTGTTCATCAGATAATGTTTTACTAAGCTCTTTTAGCTCTTTTTCATGTTTTTGAACAAGAGTTTTACGTTTTTCGGAATACGTTTGGTACTTCTCCAATAGCTCCTTATATACCTGCTCTTGTTGGTACAGCATATAATCATGATTGGAGGCTAACAGTTGTTGCTCCTCTGTTTGTAACTTGGCTCTGTGGGCATTGATTTCTGGGGTGTCTTCATTAAAGGCTTGTCCTTTCTTCCACTTACCCTCTGCTTCTGCTCTTGCTTTCTGCTGCTCGATAAAGGCTGCCATTTGGTCTTCAGTGCGACGGCGTATTTCTTCCTCTTGTCTATCATAATCAAGCTGAATGATAGCAAGGCTTTTCTTTGCTCCATCCTCCATGATGTTGATACGGGCCTGCTCTTTCTGAAAAAGAAAATCCTGCTCACGGCGTGCTTCTTCTTGGGCTGCCTTCTTATAGTCAAAAGTAGGAAGTTCGGATTTAGTGGCTTTAGATTTAGGAGTCTCTTTTTTAACACCAAACTTACTTTCAAGTATTTTACTAACTTCATCGTGTCTTTTTTGCCAACTGTCTATCTGAGCAAGTTCATTATCGTCTTTTTTAGTTTTACCCTGTAAGTTCTTTATTTTTACTTGTAACTCATGTTGCTCTTTAAGGAGTTCGTTTTTATCATGTATCTGTTTCTTTTCTTGCTGTTTGAGTTTGATTTGTCTCTCTGTCGCTTCATTATACATCCCTAACTCTTCCCAATCATATTTTAAATAAGGGTTGTTACTGTCTATTTTAGACATGGAAAGGTTGCTAATGGATTCTTTGGCTTGCTTTTTCCTCAAGTTGTAAGCCTCGTTAATCAATTTCTTTTCAGCTTGTATTTGGTCAAGGCTTTTCCCTGATAGACTGCTTTCGTAATTAGCTACATCATTCTTAACAACAACTTTTAGCTGTTTTTTCCTAAGTATTTTATCTGCTTCTATAGACCTTTTAATGTCATTAATATCCATTTGAAGAGCTACTCTATGGTCTCTGCTTGCAGTAGTTTTCATCTCAGCTTTTAGTCTCTCAATCTGAGCTTCTTTTTGCTTGATAGTGTCTTCGGTATTTTTTACTGCATCCCTTGACAATCCCTCATTCATCGTTTCGTAACGCCCATTAAGCTCCTTAAGAACTTGTGACATCTCACGTAATACCTGATTAAGAGAAGTGTATTTATCAAGTACCCCGTTCGTTGTCTTTTGTAGTTCTAAAAATGCCTTATTTCTCTCGTTCCATGATTTGGTCTCGTCCTGAATAGTCGCAATCAACTTATTGATTCTGTTTCTCTCCTCTTCTACCTTATTGGCTTGCTCCTCTCTCAGTTCGTTGTGTCTTTTAGTAGCTTCGGTATCAGCGTCAGTCGCTTCTCTCAAAATAAAATAGGCACTTATCAACCCCATTACAGCAGTAGTAACTAATATGAAAGGATTAGAAAGCATTGTTGTATTAAGGAGTTTTTGAGCTTTCTCCAACAACAAAAGCCCTCTATATTGTGCGAGTTGAGCAATCGTCCAGCCCTTTGTAATTTCAGCATTAACAGCAACAATGGCACTATTTACAAGAATAGCCGTCTTATACGTTCCATAGGTAGCAATAAGCCCCGCTATTATCTTACCCAAGGTTTGGTAATTCTCTACCAAGAAAGCCACGCTTGAGATAGCACCTGAAGCGATTCCCTCAGTAGCCTTACCTATCTCGTTGAGTACATTAGCAAAGTTATCTTCCAAGTTGGACAGCTGACCGCTTAGGGTCTTGCTCTGCTCTGCCATTAGGTTGTAGAATAACCCGCCCTCGTCTGTCATACCCTTGATAACGGCTTGCACTTCAGCAAAGCCTATTTTCCCTGCTGAAACCATGTCTTTAATCTCAGTTTCACTCTTACCCACGACCTTACTCAATTCAGCAATGATAGGAATACCTGCATTCATGAACTGGTATAGGTCATTCGTCATTAGCTTTCCTTGTGCTTTGACTTGCCCATATACGTGAATGAGTTGTCCCATAGGTACGCCTAATCCAGCAGCGACATCACCCATACGCCTAAGCGTTTCCGTTACCTCTTGGGCAGGAACTTGAAAAGCAAGTAAGCGCTTAGCCCCTTCAGATACTTCTTGTAGTCCGAAAGGGGTTTTAGCTGCCAAATCAGTCATTTGTGCCATTAGAGCATTGGCTTTCTCCTTGCTCTTGAGCATAGTGCCAAAGGCAATCTCCAATTGTTGAAACTGGGAGCGGACGGCTATAATCTTTTGTGCAAAATCATAAGCCTTGGAAATGGTAAAGAAAGCCATTGCCCCCTTGGCGAGGTTATTAATAGACTGTTGGAGTTTATCAGTCTCTTTTTGAGAGCTTTTCATGGAATCATTGAGCATTTTCTCCATTTCTTTTACACCTTCCTCTAATTTCTCAAGGCGCAAGCGGGCTTCAAAGTCTATACTTCCGTTATCGTTGTTCATAATAATCTGTGTTTTAAAATGTAAAAAAACGCCCCATTGCTGAGGCGTTGCACGCTAATCAGCGTTTGAACCTAATAAATATAAATATTAACAATCCTAAGAGTAATGTGCTTGCTATAAGCCACCAAGGTAGGGCGCTAACTTGTTTTTGTGATTTTGTGGTTTGCCGTTGTTCCTGTACAATGGTGGCTTTTTGCTGGCTTGTGGTAGTGCTTTCTTGTGTAATAGTATCCTCTTGGGTAAGGGCTTGGTTGTTGTTTTGATTTATATGTATGGTTGCCTTACCCCCTCTTATAACGAGGGCTTCATTTGAGCCGTCTCTCATACGAGTAAAATAGAGATCTTTGGAATTACCCATTTCGTCTTTGTCACTCTCAAGGGTGATTTCATAGGATTGGGATTGCTGAAGCTCAAAAGTAGCGACCTTTTGGGACTTTTCTATGTGCGTAGCGCTGTCTTTTACCTCCTTTCTTTCGCTCCGCTGCTCTTCTCTGTGCTCGGTTCGGCTTGATTTCTTGCTCCTGCAACTACCTAATAGCAGAAGAGCTAAGAGTAAATACAAAATCTTTCTCATACATTACTTTGGAATTTCTTGTTGTTTGATTGACTTTTCAAGCCACATAAGACCCTCCTCTAACTTGGTAATAACAAGAGCAAGTTCTCTTGTACGTGGCAATTGTTCTACTTTAGCGAGTAGGCTTTCATACTCCTTTTTTAGTTCTTTTACTTCTGTCATAATGATTTATTTTACTTTTTCAATTTCTTTAATGAGTGTTTTGAGGCTATCAGCATAGTTCGGAGCAGTGGCATAGCCTGCCTTTGCTACTTCCTCGGCAAACTTGTAAGGGTCTGCTTTGACATCTAACGCCTTGGCGTATCGTTTGTTCCTGAAAAAGAAATTAGCGTGGTCTGTAAAGCATTCTTCAGGGGTATCGTATTTCATAAACCAATCTCGTACGATATACAAGTATTTGCCGTCTGTACGCTTGGTGATACTAATCACTTCTGGGAATTTGCTCTTTTCGTTGGGAGTAGTGAGTACCTCTGTTGTTCTTAGGAGTTGCTTTTTCTCCTTGGGAGTGCTACCAACAAGGCTCTTAGGCACTTTTATACCAAAGAAGTTATTCCCTATAGGACTTTTCCCCCATGCACTCTCCAAACCTGCCTGAGCAAGAATAAAGAGGTGAGAAATACCTGTCTTACGCTCGCTTTCAAGGGCTACTGGCTTGTAGGTTTTGATAAAATTAATCTGTGTTTGGTTCATTGTCTTCTGTTTTAGGTTCGTTTGTTTTTGTTCCATTGATTTCGTCAAAGAAATCTTTTAATTTGCCCTCTCGCTCATAGTTATAGAGAGCTTTCATAACGAATTGAGGAGGAAACTTCCCATTTGTAAGGATAAACGCGTTCTTTAGGATTTTACTGACTGGATATAGTAATGTGGTGAGTTGTACTACGCTTTTAAATATCTTACCCATTTCAGATTCATCAAGAGGAATATTAAGCAAGGATAAGGAAATATATACAGCAACTATAATAAATACCATTTCTGTATTCTTGACAAGAAATTCCTTGATGTCAAACGTTCCTGTCTTAAAATGATATACCCCCCCTACCAAAGCATTCAGTAATAATGCTGTACATATACCTGCGTAAAAGAACTCGTTTTTGTCTTTCCACATAGAGAAATACGAGTACAGCATCAACAAGGGAATGCTTTTAAAAAAGGCAATGAAGAAGTAATACACCCTATCTCTAAAGTGTATCTTATCGTCAAAGTAAAAAAGTAGTACTATAGGAGTTGCCCATATAGCTATTTTTGTTTTGGCTTTTAAAAACCATTTAAAAAATTTGTCCATTTAAGATTGATTGATTAGTTTGTCTAATTCCTCATTGTAGTCAGGGCTTTTATCAGTTACTACCTTGCCTTTGTCCTTGTCATCACTGTAGGAATATTCAGGGATTACGCTATTGTAAAGGAGCAAATTAGCAAAGGATATTTCATACAAAGCCTCTTGGATACTTACATTAGGATATTGTTTCAAAAACCCACCGACTATCGCCCAGAGGCTGTCGTTTCGCTCACTTTCCTTGTCGGTTTGAGCAGATTGGCTTCGTTTAGGAAAGTGATAAGCATAAAAAAATCGGTAGTCTGCATTTTGCCGAGTAACTGAATGAATAATATCCCTGCTTCTTGAATGCTCATCTGATTGAGGATCTTATCAGTGAGCCGCTTTATTTGGCGTTCTTTGGGGTGTAGCCACTCCTTAATTCTTTTCCAAAGGGTAGGCTTTGGTTGCGAGGCACCAAGTATCATCAGGGCTAAGGCACGGGCTATATGTTTGCCATGGGTAGCTTTCTGAAAGGCCTCGCCTATAGTCTTTTCTCTATTGAGTTCCTCCATGGGTATATGGGCTATCTCTTGAGATACGAGTATCAGTGTGCCGAGGGTGGGTTGTGGTACTTGGTACTTTATCCCTGCTATGGTTACCTCTTCGGCTTGTTGCAATAGGGTTTGTGCTGTTTTTTGTTGAATATTGTCCATCTTTTTAGTGATTAATGATTAATGATTAGTGATTAGTGCTCAAACTAAGCACTAACCACTAATCAATGAATTAATTGTATTGCTTGAGCATTTTCCCTGTCTTTGGTTTCAGAGCGGTAAAGGTGTATTTTATCTTACCTCCGTTCTCACTGTCCCAAGTCCTTACTACAGACACGCTGGCGCGGTCTATGATAAAGCCCTTGGCACTGGTGTTTTCAGGGGTAAGACGTACCGCGTACTGGTCAAGGACAATCCCGTCATTGTCGGGAATAGGAGCGGTTAGGTCGTCCGTCTCATAGATTTCAAATTCCAGCTTGTATTTGCTGACATTCTTACGAGTAGCGATCACCTCGCCGCCCTCTACTTTGGCTTCCTTGCTCTCACCTTCTTCAGTTTCCAATTTGGTGGTGTTTTCCACTGGGGTAGGGAAAGCCTTCCAAACGGGTGTACTGGGCAAGTCGCCGTTTTCTAATTTTACATATTCTATTCCTGGTTTTCCCCAGCTTAAAATGTTTGCCATGTTCTAAGTGTTTTAATAGTTACTAAATCTTTTGTATCTGAGGACGACATTAACCAAGGTTTGATTATCATCTTCCTCAAAGCTATGAATGGTTTGTTCCTGATAAAAGCGATATTCATCGGTGATACGAGTTACTAAGCCACAGATAAAGGCTTCTATCTCCAAAATACGAGCAATGTTTTTTATTTTTTTCTGTGCTCCTGCATTGATTTTAGGTACATAGAAGTTAATATTTACCTTACCTTCTTGTATATCCTTATCAATGCCTGTGAGAAAGCCTATAACACAATCCTCCTCAAAAGAGTTGTGTGGGCGTGTGCCTTGCAAATACACTCCTCCACGGACAAAAGCGCCTATCTCGGTTTGGAAGGTGTCAAAGACATCCTTTTCTATCTGTGTGCCTCCTTTTTTCATGATCCATAGAGTTGTTTTAAGATGTTTTCAGCCATAAGCTCGGCACTGGAAAGTACGTTATAACCTTTGGCTTCTACATAGGCAGCGTAATTCATTCCTGCTACTACTATCAGCACCAAGCCTTTGGGATATTTGGCTTTGATTTTCTCAATCTGTTCTTGGTTGTGCTTGTTTATATTTCCTTGAGACTGTACCACGCCATCCAATAGCACCACATAGCCTACGGAGCTTCTAAGGTTACCAGTTCTATCGGTATAGGAACCATTATCTCTGGCTTCAGTGATACAGCGTTCGCCTACCTCTATGAATTTTTGAGTGGCTGCCTTGATATACTTCTCCTTGATTTTGTCAAAGGCAATGTTTAGCTTTCCTTCTATCATTATACCATGATTTTAGTTCGTCCTACCCAATCGGCATGCTCTATGCTTTGCACTTCAAATTCGCCTAATTGCTCTCCTTTGCCGCTTATAAGTCGTACCCTCTTGGCATTGAAAATGTGCAGCCCATAGTCAAACCATACAGTATAGCTGCTTTGGGTAAAAGTGCTATCCTTGAAACTCCCCCGCTGATTGTAGGTATTGGCTACAATGTGACAAGGAATAGGATCCCCCCATTGAATGGACGCTTCTTGAGGAATACCCCCTACCAAGCCGCCGCTTGTGGTGGTCTGTACCTGCAATGTGCCATTATCTAATATCATCGGAATATGACTTTAGGTTTCTTACTTAGTTCGTCCTTAAGACCTAACCGCTTACACTCATTGCTGTAGAAAGCAATTATATCGTCTTTGCTTGCTCTTGCGAGGCTGGTTCCTCCTTCTGATATAGAACTGGGACGTAAGAGGATTTGTGGAATAAAGCGGATAAAGGCTATATACAAGTTTCTTTGCTCCTCTGCGGTGGCTTCCCCTGACAAATCAGCAATGTCTAAGTCTAAAAGGTCAGCCTCAGTGAGAGAAAGCCCCAATGAGGCAAACCTTTGACGGAAATAGTCCTTTTTAGTCATCTTAACCCATGTTAGATGTGTTAATCACAACCATACTCTGTGGAGCGGCAAAGCTTGGCATCCACTCACAACCATACTCGATAAAGCGACCTTCTTCAGTACGCTGTGTGGTGATGTAGTGTCCACCTTCCAATACCGTATAGGTTTTGTTAGGCACACGGTCAGTAAGCTCGTAAGGCTCATGCCACATCATCTTTCCGAGTTTGGCAGTAGGAAGCAAGGCAATACGCTCATCAGCAAAGATGTTAGTCGTTGTGCCGTCCTCTTTTACTACATAATCCTCTACGATACGAATAGGTGGCAATCCTATACCAGTGAGTAATTGGTTTGCCATAGCCTCGGTGATAATACCTCCTGAGACGCCTATTTGTGCGCTACCTAATACCATTCTGTAGGTGTCCTTGAACTCATCGGAGGCAATCACACGCTTATTGAAAGTGGTACGAGTCATTTCCATAGCAGTAAAAACACCTACCTTGGTACGGGTTTCATTGACTACTTTTTGCAAGTAGCTGATGAACTTGGTTTTCTCAGCAGAAGTAGGGTCAAACTTCATCACGGGCAATTCCATGTCTATAAGAGAAACCCCTTCCTTGTTGTCGTCCAACTTAACCTCTCCCTTACCCGTGGAAATGAGTTGTCCTACCAAATAGTCCATGCGCTTGTGAGGAGCCAATGTACATTGACGAATATCGTCGGCTAAGAAGTTGATAATCTCGTTCATCACCGCGGATTGTCCTGCCCCTGCTTGATTGTATTTATCTGTGAGCTGCTTGATGATACTAAGGCGCTCGTTGTCCAACTGGAAAGAGTTCCCCAAGTCAGCCACCTCACCCATACCGCTACCGAGCGTTTTACGTTCACGGATAGGCTTGCCTGAATTTTTGTCAATCACAGACCCCATTACCACTCCTGTAACGGTGCCGATGTAGGTTTTGAATAAGCGTGCTTTGGTCTCCTCAAAGTCCAAATAACGTTTCCATACCACCGTATCGGCAGTGGTCTGTATTACCCTATTAATCACCGCTCTGATGATTTGAGGGCTGTTAAAGAGTTTTTCTAAAGTTAAAATCATTGTTCTACTGGTTTTTAGATAAACATAAATCTTGCTCCAAGGGTCTCCTTATCCTTATCGGATACAGGTACATAGAGCTTGTTGGTTTGGATTTCATACGCCTGACCCAAAGCGGTAACAGTTGCTCCTGCTTCCTTCTTCACTCTCGCATAGTTAAGGAAATTAGCGGGGTTTTTAACCACCTTTCCTGCATTGGTTTTAGCCTCAAAGAGGACATCACCCGCTTTTACGTCCGCAATGGTAACCGAGAGTGTAAGGGTGTCATAATTGGCGTTGGTGGTGTCTATCGCTGTGATAGTGGCGCCATTAGTGCCATTACCAAGGTGCATGTTTACTTTGGCAAAGCTCCCTTTCTGTACCTTGAGTGTGGTGGCATTAATCGCTTCCACAGCCTTTACGGACTTAGAGACTTTGGCTGTGCGTGTCTTAAAATCTACCGCTAAGGGGGCTAAGACAGGGATATACTGTCCGTCATCTATATCGCTATCGTCAATATTGAACCCTCCTGCTAAGCGGTAGCCTGATTTTACGTTGTAGAGTTCTTTCTCTACCTCTTGACCCTTAAGGTCATACTTAATTCCTGCTGGCATCTTTCTTAATGATTAGTGGTTTGTCACTTGTTACTTGTCGTTAGTTTCTCGGTTTCTTGCTCAATGAGATTAGCAATAGCCTCCTCCTCTTTCTGTGGATCGTCAGGGGTATCAGGCGCCTTGGAGTAAGAAAATCCACGTGCTGAAAGCTCTTGCTCCTGCTTGCCAAAGCCCTCTGTTACAGCATTAACTAAAGTCTCCACTGCGGAGGTATCAGCAAAATCACGCCCCACGAGCGAATGTGAATAGTAGCTTTCTGGGATATTCTTTTCTTTCATCAGCCTTACGAATTGCTCCTTAAGGCTCTCGGCTGTTCTGCCTTTTTGGAACTCGGCAAAGCTATTCTGCAAGGTGTTGAGTTTCTCAATGATTGCACTCATTTCAGCATTGCCCTGATTACCCGCAGATGGAGCGGGAGTAGGTTCGTTGCTTTTCTCTGCTTTCGCCTTCCAATCGTCCGCCTCCTTCTTGTACTTTTCGCTTTCAGCCTTGAAAGTATTGACCCGATTATCAGCATAAGATTGGAATAACTTAAGCATAGCCTCAGCCCCCGCAGTGGCAGGTTCTACTTGGCTTTCTTCTATTACGTAAGCACTCAAGTTAGCCGCCACTCCCTCAAGCACTTGCCCGCTCAACCCTAAGTTGTTATACTTAGTTTTGAGTAATTGTAGAATTTTTTCTTTGAACATAAAAAACGATATTATTATGTGCAAAGGTACGCAAGGGCTTGAAGATAAGATGTATATGAGTTTGTATATAATTTGTTTTTTTTTTGTATTTTTTT